AATAAAAAAGTTTGGCCTTGGGCAATCAATGATGATTGGCAAAAACATACTAGGAGCCAAAATAAATGAGCCGCTGCCACCCGTTGATGCAATTGCTGGCGTAGCCATATTGGTCGAGGTTGTGCCAAAAGTAATGGCTGCAGTACCAGTTCCAGTATTTAGGATAGCCACGCGGTATGCAAGGGTTGGTGTATCTGGTATTAATTGCAATGCGGATGATGCGCCTGTTGTAAGGTCCAACCGATAAGTTGGTGAAAGAATCTTTAAAGAGTCCATGATTATCCTCGTGATAGAGATGTTTAAATTATCCTATGTTTTTAGGTTTTTACACCATAAAAACAAAAAAAAGGCCACCTCTTTTGGAGAATGGCCTTTTCAGGTCTCATGCGGGATTAAGTCGCAATGAGGCCCTTGTTACGCAACGCAACCAAAATTGCATTCACAGCGGTTGCAATTTCCGTACCTGTGGCGCTATTGCCAAGGTTTGTAATTGCAGCTGCTTGAATAACAGGGGTTGAGCCATGAAACGCCAATTTGTCTGCTGCGGCACCGGCGATTTGCACGCCGTCTGTTGAGTCACCGTTAAACAGGTAATTGGTTGTTTGGGTAGTTGCTGGTCCTGGGTTTGCCATGATAAGTTCCTTTCCTATTAAGCTGCTACGCGGCAGGCGAGTTCAGGGTAAAGCGGAGCCCAGCCGTATAAAACATCTAAACGGGTTGGGATGGAGTCGTTATTAATGGTGTATTGACGCACCACACGAATCGACAATCCGTTGTCCTTATCGCTTGCACGGCCTGCAAAATGTACGCCGTCAGGCAATTGTAGGTCGGCAGTAGCCAGGGTAAACGCATTGCGATGGAATACCAAGTTCTGCGGACTGACAATACCAGTTTTGTTGAATGGTGTTACAGCAGCAGTTGCCGAGGTAGACAATACGGTTACATTTTGGAACTGACCAGCAGTAATAATTGCTGGGCTAACGATGACAGTTGCTGAACCACTACCGGTAATTGTTACATCGGCAGTTACTACAAAGTTACGCAATACATTGCCGCCGTAGGGCTGGCGATTCTGTGGGTTGACTGCAAACACACCAGCAATCTGAATGGTATCGCCTTGCTTTAATACGGCATTAGCGGTAACAGCAGAAATAGTGATGGATGAAGTCTGAGCCCAGCCAGTTGTCAACGAACCTGTAAATGTTGAGGTATTCGTAGTCATTGTGGCCGTTGCGTAAGAACCATAGGTGTGGGACACGATGTTTTGGTCCATATACCAGTTCATACCAATGGTGTCGCGACCCATCATTCCCTTTTCATACTGGCCAGCAATGGAACCTTGGGGGTTAAATAAACCCTTTAAAGAACCAACAATACTAGCGCCGGTGAATGGGTCAACAACGCAAGAACGCTTACCGTCACGGGGAGCGCCTTCACCATCCAAAAATGCCTGGGCGGTCAAGAATGTTGCGATGTCAGATGGAACTACACCAGCTGTACCAACGGTATTAGCGGTGTTATCTACTGCCATTGTGGTGCCGTCAAAGTCAATTTTGTTGGCGATTGCTGCAATAGCGGGTTTTAGTACACGGTCCGAGAACATATCTAACGACAAAGACAAGTCTTGAGTCGTAAATTGTGTGTCCACATGGAACTGGGTACTGAGGGTTACTGGTGAGGAGGTCTCGTTAAAGTCCTCAACATTCAGCGCTGGGCCGGTTGTACCGATAAAACGACCTGGGCGGCGGACATTGACTGTGTTACCAATCTTTGCACCGACAACCGCAAACTGGTCATCATAGTTACGGTCTACACGACCAGTAAAGGTCAAACTGTTTTCCAAGACCATCAACGCCTCGTTGGTGATCATGGAGATGGTTAGCAAGTTATTTGCCATGGTAATTCTCCAAATTAATTTTAAAGTTACCCGTCATCGAATCTTCCCAGAGGCCCTTGCAGCTTTCCATTGCTGGTAGGTACCATGAAACTTACGGTCAGAATCCAACGCAATATCGCTAGGATTCCCACCGGCTTTCAACGGACTAATCGGTGCCGGAGCATTAGACTTCTTCGCAACAGGTTCTCTTACGCTCGGTTTAGCCGGTTCTGATTTCTCAAATTTAGCCTCTAAACGCCCGATGGCACGGAGTTGTGAGGTAATGGATTTTTCCGCTAACTCACGAGCAAAATCAGGATTTTCGGCCAAGTAATATAGGAGTTGTGGGCCTACATCACTCTCAATAATTGCATCGGTGACCGGTTGTGACACCGAGACATCGCTTGACGCAATCATTTCCTCGTAATCCGGCATATCTTGTTTCGCAACATCTAGTCGATCTTGGAACTTCTGCCGCATCCGCGACTGTTCCTCCTCAACCTTACGAGCAAGTTCTGCTTGATCCCGCTCCCGCATCTTTCGATCAGTAGTCCACTCGGCCAGAGCCTCAGCATACTCTAGAGCATCATTGAATTGCGCTGGGTCTGGTTTAGGGTCAGGTTCTTCCGATTTCGGCGGATTTAACTTGCCTTCCAAATCCTTAATACGCGCCTCAAGACCCTCACGAGCAGTACGCTCACGGTCCGCATCTTGGCGGGCTGCTTCGCGCTGCTTGGTCAGTTCCGAAAACCGCTTTTCAAGTTTCGGGTTGTGCTTCTTTTCACCTGCTACAGCCTCTGTCTCTGCCTCTGGTTCACTCCTGTCTTGCTCAACAACCGGCTCCGCATCCGCGGCCTCAGTTGGAGTTTCCTGACTAGCTAAACCAAGTTTTTGTGCATGAAACTCAGCTAAATTCTCACTTGTTACTATGTTACCAGCTTGTTTCCTTGCCGGTTCCTGTGCTACTTCTGCTTCTGACATGGATTAACTCCAAGAATAAACCCGATAAACCTATCGGTAGGTTAAATCTATTAGAAACTGTTTTTCAATAGTTGTCAACGAGGTCCCATCGGTACGCCAGGAATGGCCGGTTGTTCTAATGGCTGCGGTTGCATTTCTTGTGCAGCAAACTGCGCAATCATTTGGTCATCCATTGCGGGGTTAGTCATTGGCTCCTGGGCAATCGCCATCTCCTGCTGCAAGAATGGTGACTCATTCATATTGACTTCACTCTCCGCAAACGCAGCCACTTGGCCTTGTTCGGCATCTCTGCGATTCATTTCTTGTTGCAGGGCGCGTGAGTCCATGCCCTTTAATAACAGTTTGGTAATAGCGTCTAACTCAGTCCGGTTCTGGTCGGTAATCGACTTCATGTTGGTTTGGTTAACTTTTGCCTCGTTGATAGTCTCGGTGTTGTACGCCCTTGAGGTTACATCCATCAATTTGCGCTTAGTCTGGCCTTCTTCTTTCATTTTTTGCACATCGGTTTGGTGCTGCAAGTTCATGGTCAAGGCCGCAATCTGTTGCTGCATATCGGCAACCATCTTTTGGCTGGCCATCAACTGCATCTGGACCTGAGGCGGAATGTCTGCCTTTTCGTCAATCTGTGCCAATGGGTTCATTGCAGCTAGGCGGTCAGCAATCACATCTGCGCCTGGGAAGTCCATGTTGCGGAATATTAGGTCACCGGCAGCTTGGAATAGTTCAGGGTTGGCTTGGATTAGAGGAATCATCGACTCGACTGCCTCCTGGCGCTTGGATTGGTAGCCTGGGCCAGTATCCATATAAACATCGTATTCGCCCACGGTTACATCGTTTAATATCTTTTCTGCGCCTGATTCATCCACGGCCCGTTGGTTAATCGTTACCATTTCGGGCTGGTTGTCGTAGCCAATGATCCGCATGACCCGCTCTTTATCATAAATCTTAGGGATTAGGTCTAGGATGATCCGACCAGTTTGTTTAAGGGAGCGCGTCAAATTGTCGTAATAATGGAAGTTCGACATATCAATCTGCATCTGCTGGCCACGAATAGCCTTACCAGATTGATTGCCTTGCGCCATCATATTCGGGTCAAATATCCCAACTACGGTTTGCAAGTCGTTATTAATCGCGCTTGTAGCCTCAATGATGCCGGCTGCGGGTGGTTCAGGTTGTAATCTAACGGGTACTGGCGCAGGCTGGCCCTCAATGTCTTTTTGCTTATAACGCAATACAGGCGTGGCCTTGATGTTAGCCAGGTTCCACTCATTCTCATGGCCCTCATCTTGGCCCTCTGCCAATAGCCACTTAGCCTTGGGCGCGAGAGCCACCGACTCAGTCAGGGCGGTGCGCCAGTAGTTGTACATCCGCTGCGGGTCTTTAGCCATGCGCACAATGCCGTACTTCTTGCGCTTATCGTCAATCGTCAGCTGTTGGCCATAGACCGGGACTATTGGAATATGCTTACCCATCCATGTGGATTCTTCAAGGATTTCTAAGCCGGTTAACTTAGCCCACTTGATGGTCTTGCGCATTGTTTCACGCTCGGCCACCACTTCAATGCCGGCTGCCATCATCATTTCTGCGCTTGGTGCCTCATCTTTATAGACTTGCGTACTATCGGAAAGCATGAGCAATTTGGTCTTTTTGCGCTCGGTATACCACCATTCAGCAATTCGAATGTCATCCTTCATAACCCAATCCGCGTCTGCGTCCCCAGTTCCACGCATATTGAAGTTACCGCCATCGTCTGCGTTTGGGTATTCGGCCCTAAATTCCTTTTTGCTCATTACCTCAGTAATTAAGCAAGACTCAGCATCCGAGCCGTCTGGCATCTGACTGTTAGGGTCTAAGTAAACAGTAAATGGGTTAACAATCGGTTTAATGTAGATTTCTTGGTCAAACGAATCTTCCCGTACATAGTCAGTAACAACACGCCAGTAACCCCAACCCATGCGCACGGCAAACTCAAAGGCCGTATCGTAAGCGGTGTCTGCGTCCGAGTTGACCTCAATATGCTTAAAAATGCCCGTTAGGATGTCAGCGACTTTGGCGTTGGCAGCTGAGTTCATTGAGTGCGCTTTCATGCGGGGTCTTGCTTGGCGCTGCTGGTTACAGACCTGGCGGATAAAGCCATCTAGCTTATTAATGGTTAGGCAAGGTCTAGCCTCTAGGTTTCTAGAGTTCTGTACCTCAACAGGCCATTGGTCACCGGAAGAAAATTTAAGGTCGTCCAGGGCATCCTGTCGGTTGTAAGAGTCCGCATCATTTGCGTATCTTAGGAATTTCTGCGCGTCTTGTATACGCTGATCGTTTGCCATAGTCATCCCATCCATGATCCAGCCGGTAGTAATCCGGCTCGTTTAGCTACCGATTTGCGCGGCTCATTTACTACTAATCCCAGATATTTAAAGGCATCGGCCCCGTGCGAATATATATCGTGCAAAGGGGTTTTGCTAAATTGCTTAGTATCTGGGTCCACATCATATCGGTAATGTCTTAAACATTGTAATCCTTGATGGCAATTTTCTCTATCAAAATAACACTTGTTGAATATTGTCCTGGCTGCATTGATAGAGTCCGCTATTGGGGTCCTTGGCACAATCTGTACCTTGTAACCGGCTGCCCTAACAATGTCGGCAATCGAGCGCCCAGCAGCTGCTAGAGTTGAGTTCTCAGCATCATGCGGCAGCCAAATGGTGTCATAGTGATACCCAAACTTCTGCATCTCCGCCATGTAATAAGACATGGTCTTTTGGTTGTCCTCAATGTATCGCACTAATCTGATCTCAAACCCAATAAATTGCACAAACCAGATGGCCGTATTGTCAGACCAACCAAGGTCAAAGACCGCATGGACCGGCTTAATTGGATCGTAGGGGACGCGGGTAATCCGCTCCTCTAAGTCGGCAAGGGTTATCTCATTACCAAATACTGCTCCATCTACGGTCTTACGGCAAATGCCCTCCCAGACTGTGTTGTAGGCCTCAATGTCCCGCATATGGAGGTTGTCTTTCTCCTCCCGCAGCGTCATGGGAAACCAAGGGTTATCGCGCCAGGTTATCTTTTGGACTATTGCATTGGTAGGCGGTGAGATAACAAACCGTTGATAGGTGTCATCGGTCTCAAGTTCAGGGTTAAAGGTTATCCATATTTCGGAGTTGTCCTTGCGGATTGTAGGAATCAAGACATTCCAGCTAGTTTTAGAAACAGTCTGCGCCTCCTCCACCCAGCAGATGTCCACGCCCTCAAAGGATTTGACATTGGTAATATTGTTTTTAAGGCCAATAAAGAAGAACTCAGAGCCATTCTTTCCGCGGATTGAGTTTTGGGTTACCTCATAAAAGGACTCTAAGCCAAGACTTTCTATTTGGTCTGTTAGCAACTTATGGACAGAATCCTTAATCGAGACCTGAAACTCACGGGCGCAAAGGATGCGGATGGGGTCTTTTGCTGCCTTGATCAGTAAGGCCCTGGCAACTCCCCAAGACTTAGCGCCACCGCGCCCACCATACAGAATCTTATATCTTTTGGGCTCAAACAAAAAAGCCAGTTTTACGGGAAATTCAGCGTTTGCTACTGTTTGTTCTGCTATCTCAAGCATCTTGGGGTTTTACAAACATTACTTGGATTCCAGCCAAGAGCGGAGTGCCATCGGAATTCTCAACCTGGTTAGTCTGCACGGCTTTACCATCAAGCCGGTCAATGACCTCTTTCACAGCCCAGGCCTCGCCTTGTTCAGCTTGCGTAATCAGCTGCTTAACAATGTTTTCTAGCTTATGAGGTTCTTGAGTCAGCACCTTGCGGAGCCTGTCATAAAACATCTTGCCCTTCACAGCATTAGAATTTCCTATCGGTGCGGCCATAGTGATTAACTCAATCAATAAGTTCCAGTAACTAAATAATAAATCGTTTCTTGTTGTTTGTGTTAATCTTATGCTGTTTTT